ACATTCCAGTACCGAATAGCTGGTTTGCGGTGGATATTGCCGAGATGATTCTACTACTATCAGTCCGTTGAACAGGCAAATCTCTTCTAAGGTAGGTCGGTTTAACCGACACACCCTCGAAGTAATCGCCACCGCAACTTTCTCTAAAGTTACCCAAAGAGAAAGTCTTATGGCGATTAACCTTGAGGCCTTGTGCCTCAAGTCCCTGAACAACGCAAGACACCTCGTCTGACGGAACGACAATATCGTCTCCGTAGACGTAGACACCCTCGCATGCTTTAGCGACAGATGTCGGTGTGACCTTGGATCCGAATTTGTGCAATCTCGCCGCGACGATGGTGCAAAAGAACACCAGAGCCTCTACGGGAAAGCACATAGCGGAGCCCATCGACGCGAATTTCCTTAAACGGATAACTTTTCCGCCAGGAAGTTTCGCCCTAGCTGAACGACTTGCATCAATGCACGCCCATAAGTCCGGGTGTACACGGAAGAGTCGCTTAGCCAGGTGGTAAGACACTCGATCTGAAGCTTCGGACAGATCAATGGTGGCAACGCTACCATCGATCGATCCTAACTTTGCGAGCCTCTGATTTATGCGTTGGTCGGTGAAATTCACCCGACCTCCGGTGTACCGTCCCTTTTCGATACGAGGGACAATCCACCTCATTAAGCCTTGCTGCATGAATTGGTTACAGCTAGGTTCAATGGCTATAATCCGAGGTGTCTTAAGAGTCTTAGGAACAAGAGTGACCTTCACAGGCAACTCTTCTCCAGGCTCGAGAAATGATACGGAAAGCGGCGCGTCAAGATTGCGCACGCTGGCCACGGCGAATTCGGTGTAAGGAAAAACATCCTCAAGCCTCTTCGTCCATGTCCTCTGAACCCACTTCTGATTACCGAAAGTGCGATCAGCCGTAGCACCAGGTCCATGAGCAGGTTTTAACTCCTCATAGAATCCGTAATCTGTGATGTCAGACACCACAATATCACAGACTTGGCCAAAGGTGCTGGTGAGATGATTTGTAACCATCTCATCACTCATTTCTTCCTCGCATTCGATGAAGTTGAGGATCGCGCGCTCTTTACGATGAGCCGCACAATCTCTTTCGATACGCTTAGCGAACAAGCATACTTGCCTAATCGCAAAGACACTCTTAAGAGAAACTTCATCGAGTATCGGACCACAAGGATGAAAGACATTGAACATGTGTCCCTGGAGAAATTCGGGCACACAACTTCCTCGCACCTTCTTAAAGTGCGGAAAGGAAGTTAGGGTCAACCCGGCGTTGCTCAAGACTCCTTTCAAAGTCCTGAGCGAACCCCGGAAGGGTGATGGTAACGAAACTGTCACCCTCGTCTTTCATTCGTTGCTGGATTGTTCTTATATCCAGCAAACGGTCGGTGTCACTAGTCTTCCCCTGCATGTCTGCAAGGAGAGACACCAGTAGCTGTTCGAGGCTTTTCATGGTACCGTCTTTCATTAGACGGAGGCCATCCAAGGCACATCGATCCGCAACTGGCAGTCAGTCACACACAACGTCGACGAGGAGGTATCAAGTCTCCCC